CTTTAGCTGAGATGTTACTTGCGGACGCTCGAGAGAGTGGTAATGAATCGGATATCCGAATGGCAGAAGAAAAGGTGGAGAAAGCAGAAGAGCTTATCTCATCTTACGAGGGTCAAGGGTACGAATTAAGCGAACAGATTATTGAACAAGAAGAGATAATTAATAATATTGAACTAGAGATTGCAAAGGGTCAAGAAGCTTATCAAGGGTTAATAGATTATCGCTTAGAACAAGTTGACATAACTGCTGAAAAAGGTAAAGAAATTGAGGAAATTGAAAAGGCGATCAAAAAGACAAGAGATTTGCGGGCTGAAGCAATAGAGAAGTACACGGTGGACGGTAAAATCACTTCAGAAGGTCAGGAGCACGTTAACAAGTACAACGATCAAATAGACGCTCTTGGCAACGCGAAATCAGAGGTCACGAACTTAAAAGGAGAACAGGATAGGCTATCAGATTCCATTGACGATTCTGTCGGGGGCGCTCGAGATTTGAATTACGAGTTGGACGCAGATATTAAAAAGCATTTGGAAGTAACAGGGTACGGAACAATGGACGCTGACGATCTGAACGAACGATTGTCAAGATCCATAACTAAAAGGGTAAACGTTCAGGAGACTGTTAGACGTTTTGGCGCTACTCAGTCGCGTTCGCGTTATAAGCACGGCGGAGGTTTTGCTGGTACTCCTTCATCTGGAGTAATGGACATGCCCGAACTAAAATTACATGAAGGCGGTTTTGCCCAACGTCTTCAAAATGCACCTTTACACAACGAAGTGGATGCTAGGTTACTGCAGAATGAGCTTGTCTTAACGGAGGGTCAGCAAGCGAACCTGTTCAGGATGATTGAGAGTGGCCAAACAGGAGCGTCAGCTGATCCTGTAATGGACGACCAGGTCATTGCGTTACTCCAGCAGTTGGTAGAGCTAACAGAAGACGGCAAAGACTTTAGCATCGTAATGAACGAGCAAGTAGTTGGAAAGGCAGTCGAACCTCATGTAACGAGTCAACAAAATAGAAAAAGCAATCCAAACAGAGGAGGGAGACGTAGATGAGTAGTTTTAAGTTTAACGATACTCGAAAACCTTACCTGCTCGTGACGCACCGAGTTAGACGATACTGGGCACCGAGAGAATTAGTTTTAACGGAAAACAGACGAGTGGGCTCCCGATTACGTCACATAAAGACAGGCGTACGAGTAGAAGAGGTTCACGTAGAAATATCTGATACTGCAGACATGGATATTAAGAAAACAGCAGAAGATTTCGCGGAATGGTTATTAAGTGATACAGAAAAGGAACTTGTATTTGATGATGAGATTGACAGGTCGTATTACGCAATTGTTGATGGCGGTTTTGATGCAGAAGAAATTGTCAGGGTTGGTTATGGGGTAATAAGGTTTGTCTGTCCTGACCCTTACAAATCAGGGAGAACACGACTTTTGAATTTGTCTGCAACCGCTGAGACTTTCGTCATAAGTGGTCAGATCAAGGCGTCCTGGACTAGTAGAACAGTATTTGAACAATCTGCAGATCAATTTGTCCTGGAGACTGGTCCAGGTAAGGTCACTTTAAACTACGAGTTTATCGCAGGTGATGTCTTAGATATAGATTACACGTCTCGTAGGATTACACTAAATGGTGAGAGTCGTGACGTAGCGTTGTCACTAGATAGTGTATGGGAGCCTTTACCAGCAGATACGGTTGAACTAAAGGCGAGCCACAATACGGAAATAATTTATGTAGAGAAGTTCTACTAATGAACATGATCAGTATTGGGTACATCACGAATACAACCAAGATAGAAACAACTCAAACACAGAAAACCTAGAAGTAAGACGATTATACATCTATAAAATGAGGTGATTAAATGGTGAAGGAATGGCTTTATACGAATCTTGATATTGATGATTATTGGAACGGATACGAAATGAATCATTAGGGGATTTATACTTTACTGAAATCGACTTTTTCTTGAGTGGGTTTTCCGAAGTAATTGAAGAAGCGATTGAAAAAGGTAAAGATGTTCGAGAGGCTATTGTTGCGACCGAAAGAGGTAATTCCTTTAAAAGCAGTTACTCAGCTAACTGTTATCTAATGTAGGATATGAAAAGAAGGTCTTTAGCCCCGCTTTGACGAATAGTGTAGACAGGAGGGGTGGCAATAAAGATGAGTGAGAATACTGACGATATTATAAAAAGATTGAAATTAACAATGGCAGCTGATTCATATCCAGTACTAGAGGATATAAAATATTTCGGGCAATATAATAACCACATTGAGGAGAGTTTTGGTGAAAGTATATCAAGTATAGGTAGTATACCTAAAAATAAAGATGGTTCTCGCACCGAACTTGATATGGATAAAGTTAGGCAGTTATCAGAAAGAAAAAAACACAGTGCATTTAGGAATATAATGAGAGCTTCATTATTAACAGCACTTTGTGCATTTATTGAAAACGTCATTAAAACTCCTTGTTTAACAGATGGTCGAAAGAGCAGATACAAAAGCCATTGTAAAAAAATAAAGAATAGCGACTCCTCAGATAAAAGTACAATAGGTATTGCGAAAAGCTTTCTAATTAAAGAAGGTTTTAACGATATAGATAACCTTACAGGTTGGGACTATATCAAGAATATGATGCAGATTAGGAATCGTTTCGTGCATAATGGTGGACAAGTTACTTCTCATATACAAGCTAATTCCGGTTCGTATGATTTGGTAATTAAAAACAATGAGATCATTTTGGGGAATACTTTTATCGAAGACTATATCACGTTCGTGGAAAGTTTTTCAATAAAATTTGCTAAAATAGTTTATGTTGATGAAAGTAAGTAAAATTAATAAGTGGTATAAGGAATAAAGTATTAAATATTGTGAACGGAAAGCATCCTACCCAGGGTGCTTTTTCTTTTGGGGGTGAAACAATGACAGAACTGTATATATTTAGTCAAGACGATAAGTTACTGACAATACTGTCAGAAGGTACCGGACTTACTAGCGCACCTATAAGGGACGAGCTTAACCAGGGATCTTCTTTTTCCTTTACTACAAGATCTCACGCGGTTTATTCGCAGTCTTACGATATTAACAATAACCTCACAGAAGTAGCTGGGTCTTTTATCGGTACGTTAGGTTCTAGGACTGCAAACAAGGTAAACGTATCCCCATCTCAGTTTATCAAGGAAGAAAACCGAGTTGTGTTTAAAGATCGTTTAGGCGATTTTCGTGAATTCGTTATCAAAGAGATAGACGATATCAACGGGATCGAGGGCCCTCGAACTGAGGCTACGTGTATTCCTTCTTATTTAGAGGAATTAGGTAACCATATCGTTGTTGACAAGCGTTTTGTAAACAGTACGGCGCAAACAGCCTTAAACGCTGCTCTTGAAGGGACTCGTTTCACAGGTATTGTTGAGGTTGATTTAGGCGAAGCAACAACAAACTTTTATTATATCTCATCTGTAGATGCTGTGTGGGAAACACGAGACACGTGGGGCGGTGATATTAAAGATGTTGTTCATCTAGCTGCAGATAAATCCCGTGTGGCTAAACGAGAAATGCGGCTTGTACAACGTTTAGGGGAGGACAAGGGTTTACGTTTCGACATCGATCATAATATCGAACAGATCGAACGTACAGTCTTATCTTATCCATTTACAGCCCTCTATGGGCGAGGGTCAAGTTTGCGTATAGAAGATGAAGAGGGCGAAGAGACAGGAGGTCATACTCGTTATATAGGTTTTGAAGACGTTGAGTGGCGAAAGTCGTGGGGCGATCCTGTAGATAAGCCTTTAGGTCAAAAGTGGGTAGGAGATCCCGATGCCTTATTAAAATACGGATACAAAAAAGACGGGACTCTCTTGCACCTGGAAGGGATATTTAGTAACCAGGACTACGAGGAGCCCGGCGAATTACTCGCTGCTACCTGGGATCACTTACAGGCTGCTCAGCATCCGGAAGTTAACTATAGATTATCAGTGGACTTGCTTGATAGTGATGCTGAGCTTGGTGATACTGCAGTAGCGATTGACCGGGAGTTTGCTAGACCTATTGAGGTACAAAATAGAATTATCGTTATGGAATATGATTTACTTGACGTCGAAGGTACTACATTTATTGAGATGGGGCAGTTCCTATCGGTTGATGATGATCGCATTGGACGGGAACTTGACGACATTAAAGACAAAGTCAATCGTCCACAAAAACCAATTGATAACGATAGTTTTCCGGATATCAGGCCGAATAGACCCACAGGGGTTAAGACAGTAGGCGCCTTTCAAACTGTACAGATTACCTGGGATTACAGTAATAAGGTTTATATAGCACATTACGAGATTTACGGATCACAAGTTGCGGATTTTGTTCCCGATACGCAGCATTTATTGTGGCGCGGGGATGTTTCAGCGTTTGCCCACGAGGCGAATACGGATGAGACTTGGTATTACTATGTACGTGCAGTAAATACCCGGGGGACAGCCGGTGAATTTAGCGCACAAGTTGAAGCGTCTACTTTACGTATTATGACTCCCGATATTCTTTTCGGTGACATAATAGCTGAACACCTCGAGGATAACCTTGACTTAGCAAATAAATTAAGTGATGGCACTCTCGACTGGATAAACGACGAACCGCTTTACGAAATTAGAGAGTCTGAAAACCGAATACTGTCGGATGTTTCCAATAGAATTGGTGATGTATTAAAGGATATCGATCTCATTGACGGGGTTATTGAGGATCTACACTTCCAAGATACTGAAATAAACGACAGGATTGACGGTTTATCGGTTACTGTACAAGATACCGAATTTGTCGTTGATAATTTATCTAAAGAGGTATCGCACCACGCAACCGATATTAGTGAGATTATCCAAGAAGCGGATAGGATCAGTCAAGCTGTAACAAGTGTTGAAGGCAGTCTTGATGATGCTCTTGTAGATATGAGTCTGATAGATCAAAAAGCGGACAGGGTAAGTGTAAGTGTGAGTGAGGTACGTACTGACCTAGAAAAAATTGATGTAATGGGTAGGAATTTAGTGTTCGAGTCAGGTGACGAACGAACAGGATTATATGTAAGTTACAAAATAAACGCTGTAGAACTTGCTAAGCTAGACGGAGAAGATGTGACACTTTCCTTCGAAGCTAGATCCGACGGGGTCTCTGAAGGAATTTTAGGTATTCTAGAGAATGGAACGGACAATATATTATATGAGTCGGACTTTAGCGCAGATCAACAATGGGCTGAGTATAAATACTCCTTTGAAGTAGGATTCCTTGGTGAGATTCCTAGTGATATTGTTTTATTAGCTATCATGGATTCTGAGCTGGGAATGCGAAACGTCAAGTTAGAAAAAGGTAGCAAAGCTTCGGGTTGGAGCCTGGCACCAGAAGAGGTAGCAAACTCTAATAAATTGATAAGCTACATTAATTTGTCTTCTGAAGATATCACGATAGACTCTAAACATATTAATTTACAAGGCGATGTGTTTATGGTTGACGGTCGAACCGTGATAGGTGATGCGGTAATCGGTAGTGGTGCGATTGCTGACTTAGCGGTTGATAATTTTCATCTGAAAAAGGGAATAATTGACGACGCTCATATAGACAATTTAACAGGTAACGTTTTTACGGCTAGATCCATCACCGCTGACAAATTAAACGTTAGTTCATTGTCTGCAGTTAGTGCTCAGTTAGGTACGGTTACAGGTGGTAGGATAACCCAAGAATCATCCGGATATAGAACTGTAATGAGTTCGGGTGATATTGACTCGTATTCATCTGGTTCTTTAAGATCCACATTAAATGGACGAGGTCACAGCTTTTACAGGGATGGGTACGTAGTCGGTGTGATTGGAACAAATACTATAGTAGGGACTACTTTACGAGGTTTGACCTTTAACCTAGAGAATGACGCGCATTACATGGGCTGGTCTCATAGGGATAACAAAAACGACGATACCTATACGCTTAAACTCGCATGGTATGCGAGCGCTGCGAAAGGGGATCCTAAAGGCTTTGTCTTTACTGATAGGATCTCGCTGCACACTGACCACATCCTCTACCTCAGAACTTTATCGACGTACGCCTATTCAGATGGAAGTCGTCACTTGAAGCTCAAAAATTTTAGCTGGAATAGTTATAGCGGGATAGCTCTTGAGCGGAAAGACGGGGCTCGTTTGTTTTTAGCTAAGACAGTGGCCGCATTAATTAATGAAGGAAACGCTCATATTGAGGTTGGATCAAACAGCGGAGGTAACTATGTACGATCAACAGATATTACCAACCGATCGTCTTCCAACTCGGCCAACGTGAGAGTTGGAAATACTGGTTTATTACATCGATCAACTTCGGCATCAAAGTACAAATTACTGATAAGAAACGAAGAAGATCACGGGTACGACTACAACAAGATAATGGATTTAACTGTTAGTAGTTGGTATGACAAGGCTAATGTCGAAGGATTCGCTGACTTATTAACAAGACATAAAAGTTTAGAGGGGGAGGATATAGAGACTATCAAGCGTCACTATGGTTTAATCGCTGAGCATTTAAAAATGGTAGGGCTCGAAGAGTTTATAACTTATGACGTAGAAACAGGAGAAATAGAGAGTATTGAGTACGACAGATTATGGACCTTACTCATACCAGTTGTACGGGATCTAAAGAACATTGTTACAGACTCAAAAGTAGAACTGCAGATGTTAAGAGCACGAGTAAAACAATTGGAGGGGTTATTATGATTATACAAAATGTTTTTGACCTAGAAGATGGTCTGAGATCGCTCGTAGATAAAGAGTTACCTATACCGGTAGCTTTTAAGATTCAAAAAAATCATGCGAAAGTGGTAGACGAGTTAAAAATAGCTAACGAATTACGAAAGAAGCTTATTAATAAGTATAAGGAATCAGAAACAGATGACGGTAACGTAGTCATCAAAAAGGATAAGGTCGAAATCTTTAACAAGGAGTATGACGAGTTCTTACAGCAGGAAACAGATGTACAATTATCTGATATTAAATTGTCAGAGCTGAAAAGCATAGCTGTCACACCTAGAACATTGTCTTTACTTTCAACCATTTTAAAGGAGGATGAATCATAATGAGATTACAAATTGAAAATGTAAGCATGGAATATGGCGAAGGCGAGATAGTCTCAGTAAAAGTAAGATTCAGTGGTCGTGACGCTGCGAGGACAGTTAGTTTAAGTGGGTATATTCCATTGTCAGCAAAAGAGTACGAAGGTAATGAGTCAGTCCCCGCATTAGAGACACTCGTGAGGGAGCAAGTAACAGCTAAATTATCTGAGAGCGCCGAATAGGGCGTTTTTATTATGTCAAAAACCAGGGGGAATTAAATGACTATAGAGATTGGAATCTTGTTTTCAGCAATCTCGGTAATATTAGCGGTTCTGGGATATCAACTAAGTAAAACATCCCAGCAAATGAAATTGCAGCAGCACGAGCGGAAGGAACTTAAGGCGGATACCGAAACGAACACCGAGGTAAAGGCTGAACTTGGGTATATCAGGAAGGGGGTTGATGACATTCGGATAGATCAGAAGGTTAGTGAAAGACATCTGGTCGCATTGGGCGAACGATTAACGAGAGTTGAAGAAAGTACAAAGCAAGCTCATAGAAGGTTAGACAACGTAGGTAGTCCTCAATAGGGCTGCTTTTTTTATTACCAAAATTATCATAGGAGGTTTTATTAATGGTAGAAATATTAGCAATGGCAACAATTATCGCGCCGGTTACTAGTGGAGTTGTTGAAGGAGTCAAGAAAGCGACAAGTATCAATGAGAATTTATTTCCAATTCTTGCAATGGTGATTGGCGCTATCCTCGGGGGTGGCGCTTATTTTCTTGATGCAGAAATCGGCTTGAGATTATGGGCCGGTGGAATTAGTGGATTAGCAGCATCAGGATTATTTGAGTTAAGTAAAAACATAAAGGGAGAGATTAAATAATGACAAAAATATATATTGATGCGGGACACGGTGGTAATGATCCAGGAGCAAGTGGAAATGGGTTACGAGAGAAAGATTTAACATTGACGATTGCTAAAAAGGTAAGAGATCTATTAAAGGATTACGCAACAGTTAGGATGAGTCGTAGAACAGACAAGACTCTATCTCTGTCTGCACGTACTAATGATGCTAACAATTGGGGTGCTGACTACTTCCTAAGCATCCATATTAACGCAGGCGGGGGCACAGGATATGAAGACTATATCTATAATGGCAGCGTAAGTAACAAGACAGTGTCTATCCGTAATACGATGCACGCAGAAATTATAAAGCAGATTCCCGACGTTAGAAACCGAGGGAAGAAAACGGCTAACTTTGCGGTGTTAAGACAAACGAGTATGCCGGCAATGCTAACAGAGAATCTGTTTATTGATACAAAGGCGGATGCAGATCTGTTAAAGAGTAATGCCTTTTTAAACAAAGTTGCACAAGGTCATGCTAATGGCATTATTAAAGCGTTTGGATTGAGTAAGACTACAGATCCTGACAGTGACTTTATATGGGTAG